TGCCCTGTCTCTCTCCGGGGACCCCCGAGACCCCGCAGTACGCCGTTACATCGAACGGTCGTTCGGTGCGGTGACGCCCGCCCAGTCCGAACGGTTGTTCGGCGATCCGCCGGGGCGACGCCGGATCGGTCGGGTACGGCGCGGATGGGACACGACCGTGCTGGCATTGCGGGCGACGGGCCGGCTCGAGCCGATCGACGAGGCCCTGATTGCCCTGGGCCGGGTCATCGCCGACGAGGCCGACGGCGCGGCGGCCGACCTCGAGGAGTCGCGGTTCGTGCGTAACGCCCTGCTGAAGACGATGCTGACCACCGTCACCACCCTGCGCGACCAGACGAGGCCCGATGCTGACAACGCCAGCCTTGACGAGCTGCTCGCCGCGCTGGACGACTCCGCGCACACCGGGCCGGCCGACTGACGGCGCCCAGGTCGCTGCGTTCGCCCGGGCCATCGGCCGCCCGCTGATCCCGTGGCAGCGCCACGTTGCCGATCTGACCGGCGAGCGCGACCCCGCCACCGGTCTGCCCGCCTACAGCCGGGTCGTGATCATCGCCCCCCGGCGGGCCGGCAAGTCGGCGCTGATGCTGGCCCGGTCGCTGGCCACGATCCGCAGCCCGCGCCGCCGTGCGTTCTACACGTCCGCCGTCATGCTCAACGCGTCGCGGATGTGGCGTGACGACTGGTTCCCGACGCTCGAGCGTTCGGTGTTGCACCCCCATGTCAGGCTCACCTACGGCAACGGCACCGAGGCGATCACGATGGGCAAGGGCCGCGGCGGCTCGACGTGCCGGTTGATCGCCGCCAAGGGCGACAGCATCCGCGGCGCGGCGTCGAACCTCGTCGTGATCGACGAGGCCCGCGAGCTCGGCGTGGACCAGGGCGACGAGCTCGAGGCCGCCGTGTTCCCGACGCAGGCCACCGGCGTCGGCGGACAGACGTGGATCGTGTCCAGCGCCGGGACGGCCGAGTCGGTGTGGCTGGCCCGGTGGCGTGACCTCGGCCGGGCCGCCGTCGACGCCGGCCGCACCGAACGGCTGGCCTACGTCGAGTACGCCGCGCCCGACGACGCCGACCCTGACGACGAGGCCACCTGGTGGGCCGCCCACCCCGGGCTCGGCCATCACGTCAACATCGACGCCCTGCGCGCCGACGCCGAGATGATGGCGCCCGATGTGTTCGCCTGCGAGTACCTCGGCCGCTGGCCCGAATCGCTCGCCGACTCCGAGCTGATCGACGCCTGGGCTCAGCTCGAGGACAAGGCCGTCGAGCTGGCTGACCCCGTCTCGTTCTGCCTCGAGCTCGACGAGGACCGCGCCACGGCCACGATCGTCGCCGCGTCCCGGCGCGGTGACGGCTACGCCGTCGAGCTGATCGAGCACCGGGCCCACGGCACCTGGGTCGTCGGCCGTCTGCTCGAGCTGTGCGACCGCTGGGGACCCGTCGCCCTGGCCTACGACTCGGCCGGCCCGGCCGCCGCCCTGGCCGTCGACCTCGCCGAGGTCCCGACCCGACTCGTGCCGCTCCGGGCGGCCGACGCCACCGCGGCGGCCGGCTGGTTCCATGACGCCGTCGTCAAGGCCGGCACCGTCGCCCACCGCCCGGATGCCGATTTCGACACCGCGATTGCGGCCGGTCGCCGCCGGCGCGCCGGAGGATCCTGGCTGTACGACCGGCGCGCCCCCGGTGCCGGTCCCCTGCTCGCCGCGGCCGGCGCACTGTGGGCGCTGCGCGACGCCACCGGACGCGCCCCCGGCATCGGCTGAACCGTCATGACGGAATACGGCCCTGGGGGTCGGGTGCGGGCAGATGGACCACCCGAGCCCGTTTCGGGCCGCCACGGGCCTTCTGGGCGCCGATCCGTGGACGCTGGCCTGTAACGCGTTGTAGACCGCGGCGGCGCGTTACGTCACTGTCGCGGCCAGATGGGACGACGTGCCACCCGCGCCGCTGCTCGAGCGGCCGCCGAGGCCGCCGCCGTCGACCCCCTGGCTCGCGTGGAACGGATCATCGCCGACTACCAGCTGGCCCGGTCGAACATCGGCGACCTGACCCCGTGGGATCTGCCGATCGTCGTGGCCTGCCGCGAGCTGATCGCCGACACCCTCGCCCAGCTGCCCCTCGTCAACTACCGCGGGAACCTGCCCACCCCGGCGCAGCCGTCGGTGGTCGTCCAGCCGGACCCGTTCGAACCGCGGTGGCTGACCATCCATCGGCTGGTCAACAACCTGACGATGGCCGGCTACTGCTGGCTGATCCCGACCGCCTGGCTGGCCGACGGCACCGCGGCCGCGGTGCGGGTCGTCGACGCCGCCGAGGCCGCCGGCACGTTCGACGCGTCGGGCCGGCTCGAGTCGGTGCACTGGCAGGGCCGCCGGCTCCGCCCCGGGTCCGAGGCGATCTGGGTGCCGTTCCGTGTCGATCGGGTCGCCGAGCTCGGCACGTCCCCGGTGAGCGCCTGCTGGCAGGCCTGCGAGTACCTGGCCGCCCTGTGGCAGATGGCCGGATCGTTCTGGGAGGCCGGGTTCCCGTCGCTGGCCCTCGTGATCGACGGCGCGCTGACGTCGGCGCAGCGCACTGAGACGAAGAAGGCGATGATCGACGCCACCGCCCGCCGGCACGAACCGGTCGTCATCGACCGTGGGGGCACCCTGGCCCCGATCGGCTCCAGCGCTGTCGAGTCGCAGCTGGTCGAGTCGATCTCCGCTGCGAACGCCGAGGTGGCCCGCGCCTTCGGTGTCATGCCCTCGCTCGTCAACGTGGCCAGCTCCGACTCGCTCACCTACTCGACGACCGAAGGTGAGCTGTCGAAGTGGCTCAAGCTCGGCCTGGGGTCGTACACGATGCGCATCGAAGCTGCGTTCAGCTCGCTGCGACCGTACGGGCAGACGGTGCGCTGCTCGAGCTCGGAGCTGCTGCGCACCGACCTCGGCGCCCGCTACAACGCGTACAGCATCGGTGTGAACCGGTGGCTGACCGTCGACGAGGTGCGCGCCGCCGAGTCGCTGCCCGCCCTTCCCGACGGCACGTTCCCCGACGACGTGCCCACCCCTGCTGTTGATCCGTCCATCTACATCGACCCGCTCACCGACCCGTCAGGAGTCCTGCCGTGACCCGAACCAACCCCGCCTACCGCGCCGCTGCCACCCTCGAGGCCCCCGCCCTGCACCGGGCCGGCCGGGCCGAGGTGCAAGCGACCGGCACCGACCTGACACTGACCGCGTGCGTCGTGCCGTGGAACGTCGCGGCCGAGGTGACCGACGACGGCCGCAGCTTCTACACCGAGTCGTGGGGCCCCGGTTCGCTGATCCCCGACGACATGGTGGTCATCTACGACGGGCACGTGCCCGGCGGTGACGGCCGCGGTGGCCTGAACCGGGACCGTGTCCCGATCGGGCGCGCTTCCGGTTTTGACGACCGAGATGATGGGCTGTACGCCACGCTCACGCTGGCCAACACGTCGCGGGGCCGTGACGTGTACGAGCTGGCCCGCACCCTCGGCTACGTCCACGTGTCGCTCGAGGCCGACGTGGAGACGGGCCCGTCCGGTGGGACCGTGGGGCGCACGGCCGCCCGGCCATCGCCGTTGACCGGTCTGGCCATCGTGCTCCCACCGGGGCGCGGGGCCTACCCCGGGGCGATGGCCGCGGCTGGCCGGGCCCAGGCCGACCCGCCCGACGACGACGATGACGACAGCGACGACGACGAGCCGAATCCCGATATCGAGCCTGACGCCCCGGCGCCGGCCGGCCGGGCCAACGTCGAGCACCTCGTGCGCCAGGAGCTCGCCCGCTACGGGATGACCGCGCAGCGTGAGCGGACCGTGGCCGCCGGGCCGTTCGCCCGGTTCAACAGTTTCGCCCAGGTGATGGTCGAGGCCCGCGAGTCGGGCCGACGCCAGGTCCGCGAGGAGCTGTCGGCACAGTTCGCCGCCGCCTACCGGGCCCACGCCGAACGGAACCGGCTGATGGTGTCGGGCATCGGTGGCCGGGCCCTGGTCGACCAGATCACCGCCGACAACCCCGGGGTTCTGCCGCCCACCTGGCTGTCGGAGGTGTTCGGCATCGTCGACCAGGGCCGCCCGGCCAGCGTCGCGCTGGGCATCCGTTCGGCCGGCTCGTCCGGCATGGAGATCGACTGGCCGTACTACGACGGCGACCTGTCCGTCATCGTCGCCCAGCAGCTCGCCGAGAAGACCGCGATCAACTCGGTGAAGGTGTCGATCAAGCGGGCCAGCCAGACCCTGGAGACGTACGCCGGTGGATCGGATGTCAGCTATCAGCTGATCCGCCGGTCGTCCCCGGCCTACCTCGGGCTGTACGACCGCATCCTGCAGATCGCCTACGGGCTGACCACCGAGTCGGCGTTCGCCGTCGCCCTCTCGGCCGGCGCCGGCGCCCCGGCCCTCACCTACGACGCCGGCACCGACGACGACGGCGCGGCGGTCAAGGCCGTGCTGTTCGCCGCGTCGGCCCGCGTCAAGGCCGCCACCGGCTCGCCGGCATCGGTCGCCCTCGCCGCGTCGGACGTGTACGCCGCGCTCGGTGGCATGGCCTGGCTCCAGCCCCCGCAGTACGGCACGCAGAACACGGCCGGCACCGCCAGCGCAGCGACCCTGCGAATCAACATTTCCGGGCTCGAGATCGTCGAAGCGCCGGCCCTCCCCGACGGCGAGGTGATCGTCACCAACCCCGGCGCCGCCGGCTGGTTCGAGGACGGCCCGTTCCTCGTCACCGCCGAGGACGTCGAGAAGCTGGGCCGTGACGTCGCCATCTGGGGCATGGGCACGCCCGGGATCTTCCTGCCGGCCGGGGTCGTCAAGATCACCGTCACCGTGCCGCCGCCCATCGCTCTCGCCGCGAGCTCGTCCAAGTCGAAGTGAGCGATGCCGGCCCCGGAGTACGTGGCGGTCGCTGACGTCCTGGCCCGCTTGCGGAAGAAGGACAGCGACCCTGACGCCGCGTACATCGCCGCGTGCACCGACGTCGCCAACGAGCTGGTGGACAACTACCTCGAACGGTCGGACGAGCCCGTCGTCCGGTACAACGAGAAAGCCCACCGGCTACCGGATGCGCCACCCCCGTACCCGCCGCTCACACCGCCGTACCCGCCGCCGGTGTGGCGTGGCGCGCTGGGGGTGGCCATCCGGATCTACCGGTTCAAGGACGCCGAGTCCGACGTGTCCGACACGTGGGGCGACCAGGGCGCGCTGCGCATCCCCCGTGATCCGCTCGCCGGGTACCGCGACATGCTCAACCCCTACCGGCCCGGCGCGGCGTGGGCCCCGGCGTGACGCTCACCGCCGAGGCCCGCGACACCCTGTACGTCGCGCTCGCCTTCGCGCTCGACCCGTTGCCGGTGTCCAAGACACGGCCGCTCGAGCCGGCTACGCCATGCGCCTGGATCGACGTCGCGGCCCGCCGCCTGGCCGACGAGGACGGCGCCCCCGTCGTCGTGGTCACGTTCCCGGTCGTCGTCGTCGTCGACGGCGCCGACGAGCAACAGGTCATGTCGCTCGACGACCTCGGCGACCAGGTCTGGCACGTCGCGCTCGAGCTGTCGTCCACACCGACTGCGGCGCTGCCTGACCTGGTCGACCTCGGCGGTCCCCGTCTGCGGTCGCTGACGACGTCGATCGACGTCGTCACCGACCATCTCACCCTGTGCCCGATCACCGACCCGTAGGAGTACTCCGCCATGTCGAATCCGCTGCTGTTCAAGATCGAGAACGGGGTCGTCGCGCTCGATCTCGTCGACCCCGCCGCCGTCGGCTACCTGGCCACGTGGCAGGCCCCCGGCGGCGCCGTGTTCCCCGACGTGTCCACCGCCGACTACGACCCGACGACCACCGGCTACGGCTGCCAGCAGGTGACCGGTGTCGTCGCCGCCACGTCGAACACGACCACCGAGCAGCTCGACGGGACATGGTGTGCCCCACCGCAGACGCAGATCATCCAAGGCGCCGACTCGTGGTCCGTCGCCTGGGACCTGTACCAGGACGCCACCGACCCTGACGGCATCGTCGCCTACCTCTACGAGCACGCCGGCAAGAAGGCCTTCCTGTACGTCGGCTGTGGCGGTGACGCCGCGCCGGTGGCGTTCATCGGGAAGGTGACGCTGTCAGCGGCGTCGATCGGTGGCGGCCGCTCGGCCAACCGGTCGCAGGTCACGTTCCAGTTCGACGCCAAGCCGGACGGCTGGTTCGGCACCCTGGCCGACTGGAAGATCATCCCCGGCGACGGATCGCCCGCCACGCCCGGCCCCGTCATCCCGTGATCACCGTCACGTCCGACGGCGACCTGTCCGCCGACATCGACGCCCTGGCCCGTCGCATGACCGCAGCCAACCGGGCCGTCGGCGATCAGGTCGCCGAGGTGGCCAAGCGCGAGCAGGCCGCCGGCTCCCCGATCAAGAAGTTGCGCGGCATGGGCAAGGGTGGCGTCTCGCTGAAGGTGAAGACGAAGGTGTTCGCCGGCGCGAACACGTCGACCATCGACGTGTCGGCGTCGCCGGCCGGGCCGTGGTCGATCGCCGAGTCCGGCCGCCGCGGCGGCTACACCGTGCGCCCTCGAGGCAAGCGGGCCGTGACCCCGCCGAAGGGGCCGTCGGCGTCGGCGACCGTGAAGCGCTCGACGGCCGGCCGTCAGGCGTGGACGAAGGGGCAGGCCGCCGCGGAACCGGCGATCGATCGGGAGATTGAGTCCGTGTTCGACGAGGCCATGACGACGGGCACCTGATGGCCAAGGATCTGAACTACCGGATCAACGTCAACGCGGCGGCCGGTACCGCCGGCATCCGTGATTTCTCCCGGGCCGTCACCCGCGAGCTCAAGGCCGTCGACAACTCGCTGGACGACACATCGACGAACGCCCAGAAAGTCGCCCAGTCACTCGGCAAGATGGCCGACCAGGCCGAACAGGAACTGAAGTCGGCCGCCCGGGCCGCTGACGCCCTCGCCCAGGCGCTCGGCCCGGAGATGGCCGCCGAGATGGGCCGCGACGGCATCGTCGAAAAGATCGCCACCCTGAACCGGCTGGGGCTGACGTTCGACGAGATCGAGGCCGACGCCGACGAGCTGGCCGACGCGATCAAACGGGTCGATCAGGTGCAGACGTCGGCCCAGGATCAGGGGCTGGGCGCGCTCGGCACCAAGGCCAAGTCGACGCGCGGCGAGGTGGATCAGCTGACCGACTCGGCCGACAAGTCCCGCAACGCAATGGCGAACATGGTTGGCAACTCGGCCCAGGACTTGGGCGCGTTCGCCGGGGTGGCCGGGTCGGCCGGGGTCGCCCTCGGTCAGCTCGCCGAAGGCGCCGCGGACGCCAAGTTCGGCGGGGAAGGGCTGATGTCATCGCTCAAGTCGGTCGGCACGATCGCCGGGCCGGTCGCCGCGCTGGCCCTCGTGATGCAGTCGCTCGGTGACGTGACGGCCCGGTTCGGGGACTCGGCCAAACGGCAGGCCGCCAACGTCGACGCCTGGTCCCAGGCCATGACCAAGGGTGGGACCGCAGCCGACGAC